GACAATGCGTGGTGTGTCCTTGAAGTTTCTCGTGATGGACGAGTACGCAGACATGAAGCCTGACGTATGGGAGCAGATCCTCCGTCCAGCACTGGCTGACCAAAAAGGATCAGCGATGTTCATAGGTACGCCTATGGGTAGAAACCACTTCTACGAACTGTACAAACTTGCGGAGCTAGGTGACGATGAAACTTACAAGGGGTGGCACTTTACCAGTTATGACAACCCACTCCTCGACCCTAACGAAATTGACACGGCAAAGAAGTCCATGTCGAGTTACGCCTTTAGACAAGAGTTCATGGCCTCATTTGAAGCAAGAGGCTCCGAAATGTTCAAAGAAGATTGGGTTCACTACGGAGAAGAACCGGAAGTTGGAGATTACTACATAGCTGTTGACTTAGCTGGCTTTGAAGAAGTAAACAAAAAACGGACGAAGAATACAAAACTAGATGAAACCGCAATCGCTGTTGTTAAAGTTAGTCCTGATGGTTGGTACGTTGATAACATTATACATGGGCGGTGGAGCCTTGACGAGACTGCCACCAAGATATTTCAGGCCGTTAGAGACTACAGACCCATTAGCGTTGGTATTGAAAGAGGGATAGCAAAGCAGGCGGTTATGAGTCCCCTGATGGACCTACAGAAGCGGTACGGTACGTTCTTCCGTGTCGAAGAGTTGACCCACGGTAACAAGAAAAAGACTGACAGGGTTATGTGGGCGTTACAGGGACGCTTTGAAAACGGTTACGTATCTATAAACAAGGGTGAGTGGAACAACAGATTCTTAGACCAGTTGTTTCAGTTTCCAGATCCACTGACCCACGATGACTTAGTGGACGCACTAGCCTACGTAGATCAGTTAGCACAGGTAGCGTATCACTATGACTTTGAAATTGACGATCACGAAATACTAGACGTAGTGGCAGGGTACTAATGGTTTTTAGAAAGTTTAACACATACGGCATCTACGCTATTTCTGCCATAGTGTTTTTTACACTAGGTTACAGCGTAGCAATAATCTAAGGATAATACCATGGCAGAATCAATTTATAGTCCAGACCCCCTGATGATTCAGGAGTCTCTGGAAGAATGGGTAATCACCAAGTGTGAAGATTGGAGAGATTACTATGAGTCAAACTACGAAGAAAAGTTTGAAGAATACTATAGGCTATGGAGAGGTCAGTGGGATCCTGTTGACTCCGAAAGAGCTTCAGAACGTTCTCGTATTATCTCTCCTGCGCTTCAGCAGGCTGTAGAGTCTAACGTAGCAGAACTAGAAGAAGCTACGTTTGGTAGAGGTAAGTGGTTCGACATTGCTGATGACATGAACGATCCACAAAAGCAAGACGTTCAGTACTTGCGTAACAAACTAACAGAAGACTTTGAGTCTTGTAAAGTGCGTAAAGCAGTAGCAGAGTGTTTGATTAACGCTGCTGTGTTTGGCACAGGTATTGGGGAGGTGGTCCTTGAAGAGATTAAAGAGATGGCTCCAGCGACTCAACCCATTATGGGTGGGGATCTCACGGCTGTGGGCGTTAACATTACGGATAGGATTGTTGTTAAGCTCAAGCCTGTACTACCCCAGAACTTCCTGATTGATCCCGTAGCTACGTCTATTGAAGACGCTATGGGTGTGGCTATCGACGAGTTTGTATCTAAGCACTCTGTAGAGCTTCTGCAGGAACAAGGCGTGTACCGTGAGGGGCTAATTGAATCAGCAGCTCCTGACACAGACCTAGAGCCAGATCAAGACCTGACGATTTACAACGATGACAAAGTACGCCTTACGAAGTACTACGGTCTTGTGCCTCGTGAGTTGCTTGAGGCTGAAGACGTAGACGTAGACTCAGACTCCATGTACGTCGAGGCTATTGTGGTTATTGCCAACGGCGGTACGCTCCTGAAGGCTGAAGCTAACCCGTACATGATGGGTGATCGTCCAGTAGTTGCGTTTCCTTGGGACGTAGTACCGGGACGCTTCTGGGGTCGTGGCGTATGTGAAAAAGGCTACAACAGCCAGAAGGCGCTTGACACTGAGCTACGTGCACGTATTGACGCACTGGCCCTCACGATTCACCCAATGATGGCTATCGACGCTACACGACTGCCCCGTGGTGCTAAACCAGAGGTACGTCCGGGCAAGATGATTCTAACTAACGGAGATCCTCGTGAAGTACTCCAACCGTTTAACTTTGGACAAGTCAATCAAATCACCTTTGCACAAGCAGCGGCGCTTCAGCAGATGGTTCAGCAGGCTACAGGAGCAGTTGATTCAGCCGGAATCGCTGGCAGTGTTAATGGTGAAGCTACTGCCGCTGGTATTTCTATGTCTCTTGGCGCTATCATTAAGCGACACAAGCGCACACTGATTAACTTCCAGCAGTCGTTCCTGTTGCCTTTTGTCACCAAAGCTGCACACAGGTATATGCAGTTTGACCCTGAGAACTACCCCGTGGCTGACTACAAGTTTAACGCTACGAGCACTCTGGGTATCATTGCTCGTGAGTACGAAGTTACACAGCTTGTACAACTGTTGCAGACTATGCAACAAGACAGCCCACTGTACCCTGTGTTGATACAGAGCATCATCGACAACATGAACCTCAGTAACCGTGAGGAGCTTATCGCAGCGATGCAGAAGGCAGCACAGCCTGATCCACAGGCACAGCAGATGGCTATGGCTGCTCAACAATCACAGCTGCAGTTCCAGCAAGCGCAAACAGCGGCACTACAAGGACAAGCTGCAGAATCTCAAGCTAGGGCTGTCAAGTACGCTATTGACGCTGAGTTGGCACCACAAGAACTTGAGATTGATAAGATTGAAGCAATTACCAGAAACCTTAAAGAAGGCGACGAAGATGACAAAGAGTTTGAACGTCGCATGAAAATTGCTGAAGTTGCGCTCAAGGAAAAGAACATCAACAACCAAGCTAGAAGAGGAGCTACTAGCCGTGCTAATGACACAAACAGAAATGAACAGCTTTCTGGAGCAAATCAACCAAGCGTTCAAAGACCAGTTCGACAAATTGGACTTGTTGGAGAACCGGGTCAAGGAACTGGAGGCCAAAGCTAATGCCCAAGAAAAAGGATCCAAAGCTGGAACGAGCAGGGGTAAGCGGGTACAACAAACCGAAGAGGACTCCTAATCACCCAACCAAGAAGTACGTGGTGGTAGCCAAGGAAGGCGACAAAACCAAGACCATCCGGTTTGGTGACGCTAAGATGACGATCAAGAAAGATCAACCAGCACGGCGCAAGTCGTTCAGAGCTAGGCACAAGTGTGACACTAACAAGCCTAGTAAACTAACCGCAAGATACTGGTCTTGCAAAAACTGGTAAGGAGATAGTTATGCCATACGGACCCGGAACATACGGAAAAACAGTAGGGCGACCCCCTAAGAAGAAAAAGAAAAAGAAGAAGAAGGCTAAGAAGTAATGCCTAGGGGACTATACAGCAATATTCACGCTAAACGAAAGCGGATTGCCGCAGGATCTGGTGAAAGGATGCGTAAACCGGGGTCTAAAGGCGCTCCTAAAGCCTCTGCCTTTAAAAAAGCAGCAAAAACTACCAAAAAAGGTAAATAATGCTTGACTTTTGATTCAAAATATGATATAATATACAGTGTACTAAGGTACATCTTATTAATCAGAGACAACCTAAGAGGCCTCAAGTGGATCAAGAGACACAAAAATACTACGACAATTACTTTAGTCTTTTTATGACAGACGGTTGGAAACAACTCATGCAGGACTTTAGTAACAATGCTGTCCAAATTAACAGTATAGAAGCTGCTAAGGACAACAACGATATGTACTTTCGTAAGGGACAACTAAACATATTAGCCCACTTACTGAACTTAGAGACTATTGTTACAACTAACTACGAGGAAGCTAATAAGCCTCCAGAAGAAGATGATTAAAGTATTTGATTTTCGTTGTACAAACGGACACACTTTTGAAGATTTTGTAGACGGTAATACTACATCCAGTAGGTGCGGGTGTGG